CGATTGAGGAGTCACTAGGAAAAGAAGAATATCGCCGGCTTGAGCTGGCGCGGCACTCATTTTGGAATAAGAAGCCCAGGGTGCATCGTCCCGACCAACATTCCCAAGATCACCGCCAAACCAACGGCTAGCATAACGGCCAGGATGATGACCCCTTTATTGTTCTCCACGATTAAGCCGCCGGAGGGGTGCCAGTGGCCGAAGTCGTGACGGTCGTTTGAAGCTTCCCGAAGATAGCGATCAAATCCGTCATCAACTTATTGGCATCCGCGATTAAGGCCGCTACGTCCGGGCCTAATTCAGTAGTTGCCGGTCCGATAGCTGAAAGAATATCCTGTAAAATCGCGAGACCTTTTCCGCCGCCAGTAATGAGTGCTTGTAACAGTAGTGCTGGGTTCATGGTGTAACTCCTTTTGGCGGGTTAGCCGCCAGTTTAGTTTGTGGTGTCACTGTAAATCGTTGCCAGAAATGCTCAATACCAATCCATCCTAGAGCGAAATAGAAAGCTACCATCCTCTCAAAAGCAGGGATGTCCGTAATGGTCGGAGCTGTCATATAGAGTTTTTTCCAAAAAGAGGCATAATCGGGTGTCGTCGTAAGCCAAACAAGATGTGAGGCCACAAAAGACCCTCCCACGCCCCCTAGTTTGGCAAAGAGACGGTGAATATCATTCTGCTTAATCCAGTCTAAAATCATGCGTAATCCTCCGTGTATTTTATCTTAATCGCAGGTTGATCGGTAATGGCCTGCACAAAACCAACCCAAGCATCCTTTGACTCTTCAATCATGTCATCCTGCAAATCCAGTTGTGTCCCTAGGGCCGTACAGCCATCCAACTGGGTTGGATAATTGGCCCAATGGACCTCTATGGCTGTACGTCCTGGCACAATCACATGCGGCATGATTTGTTGAAAATGCACTGACCACATAAATAAAAGATCGTAGACGCCAACCGGAATGATCATGGCCAGACGCTCAAGCGTCACGCATTTAAACGGATCGTTATCGATATGAAGGTTTCCGAAAACCCCGTCAGCCGTTTTGTTCGTGCGTGTCACTGTGATCAGCATCGAGGTCTCCTCCATGTCCGTCAGAATTTGTGACTACCCAAGAATCCCCGCAAACATTGCAACTCCATCTTATTTCGCCATTGCCCCATTTCTCGAAATCCAGTAAACGCTCTTTTCTTTGTGACAAGCATTTAGCACAAAACTTAGTGCTTATCCTTTTCGTCACTTAAAAGTCTTTCCAATTCTGCAATACGGTTTAATGCGTCGGACATCTTACTATTGACTAATGTGTGGATCTGGTTCGACTTTAAGATGTTCCATAGTGTCGCCAAGGTTGGTGCAGTACTGACAATCAAAGCAACTTTAATATCTTCGCTCATTTATGGAATACCGCATAACCGCTGACCAAGATCGCGATAATGGCAAGAATCTGAGCGATAGTGGTTTGTGAGCTATTGGTTGCTAGTTGCACTGTTTTCAAGGCAAGCTCCAAAGCTTTCTGTGCGGCATCTAGTTTTTCTTCTAAGCGAATGACTTTGTCATGATCTGTCTCTTCGCTCATTTTGTATGTCTGTCAATAGCGGCTAAATGCGTGTTCATTTCGTCTAAACGCTCAATAATGACCGCTAACTGTTTATCGTGATCATAAACTTTAGGACGGATTTCTGCCATCTCTTTGACCGTATGATCCCATTCAGCAGGTTTTGCATAGGCTTGCCAAATGACCCCAACCAAAGTCAGGATTGTCAAGGCTAGACCAAAATCTACTTTACGCCACCTCATTCAAAACGCTCCATTTTGGACATTTTAGAAGCACCTCCACCGGAAGGATTCGCATTTAAAGAAAGCCATGCCAAAGACCAACTTGTAGAAGTTCCCGTATTGCTCCATGACATTGTTTGGCTTGCGGGAGCACCTTGAGGGCCTTTGTAGGAAGCCCCTATGATAGTCCCTTGATTTCCATTCGAGAAGTTGGATAGTTGTACTTGGCTTCCTCCTGGCGTCGCCGCTGATGTTGTGGTCGTTTCTTGAGCCGAATCTACTAGCATTTCCCCTGAATTGGTGACATTGATATTAGCACTAATACTAGTAGCACTTGCTGCCGCCGCACCCGTGCTCACATCCACAGGAGTTGTTTGGTTCACGCCTGCGAATGTCTCTGCTGTACAAGTTAATTGTTGGCCTGCCGTCCCTCCGCAACTACCTGCTGTTGGAGTCACGGAAACTGTCTTAGCTCCTGATGCCGCGCCAATCGCAACAGCCCAGACTTCCGAGCTATTAAATGTGGCGGCATTTGAGGTACGTTGCTTAAAGACGAAGGCTGTTCCCCCAATGGAAGCCGCAGACACATTTGAGCCCGTTCCGCCTACTCCACTACAAGAGAGCACCGCTGCTTTATTACCAGCCGCTGTTCCATTTCCAACGGTCATGCTCCATGTACAAGGACTTCCCACTGAAGCACTCGAACTGTAGGTGCTCGTGTCAAAGACAATCGTATCTGCCCACCCCAAGACCGGAACACACAGAAGCAAAAGTAAAAAATATCTCATGGGCCTACTTGAATGAGCGGTAAGAGAATTGCCGAATTGGCCGAAAGTTCGCTTGTAACCTTCGCTAATTGAGCGGTAAACGTAAGATCGGTGGCCAAAAGTATGTTGTGGCTAATAGCGACTTGCATTTGTTTAAGAAGTGTGTAGTCCGTTAGGAACTGTGTTTTAATCGCCGCATTGGGATCAATGACGGGCATTGGAATAGGCGTCGGAATGACTGGCTGTCCAGGGGCCGGAACTGCACTGACTGCCGCTTGTTGGGCCGTTAAATTAGCGATGACTGTGGCGGCTGTGTCTGGAATGAAGGTAGCCGGTGCCCCAGGAGGGATCGGATACCAGTTGGTATAGATCTTTCCAGAGACACTATCCGTAAACTGTAAATTTACGGCATTATTTGCGTCGGTCGCTAAAACAAGTACACTCCAACTCATAAGACCTCCTAGGGCGTGATACTGGGTACTTCCATCCAACTAAACGTGGCTGTCATTGCACCGCCGGTCACAGTAGCACCTTGGATATTCAGGGCAACACATTGGCTTATCCCGCGCAAAACAATTGGCTTCATGCGCCAATCGGCGGGAGAGATATAGATATCATTCGGGGTGGCCGTACCAGGAGCCATGCAACCCAGTTTGTAATTGTCCAAATATCCCACTAAAGCACCAGGAACAAGCGTGGCACTATTAATCGAAAAGATAGCCGTAGATGATGGAACCTCATAGTTGGAATCTTGAGCTACGGTCGTCATCGTAGACCAAACACCTGCGTACGTAGCACTTCTCTTGACTATGGCTAAGGAAATGATCCCTGCGGTTGTCTGAGTACAGGAAGCTCTGATGCTGTAAATAAGTACGATATCGGTTGCATTTCCACAAATAGCCGCCACATCTGAAGTATCGGAAGCAATCGAAAATGTGGTTGTTGACCCTGAATAAGAATCTGGGATGATCGCCGGAAGGACTGCCACATGTTCCAAATGATCAGTCCCAATCTCAATAGCCGCATTGTTTCCTGCTGTTCCGACCGTCCCGTTCCCGTACCCATCGTTATAGACCCCAGGAAGCGTAGGCAAACGATTCGTACCAACAGCTACACCATTGTCAGACAATGTTCCTACTACACCAAGAGTCGAAACAAGACTTACAAATCCAATTGTAGAATTTTGTACCTGGATCGGATTGACTGTCACAATGCCAACCGTTGTTTGGGCCAATGTCCAGTTTCCTATAGCTTGGATAACTCCAATCGTTGAATTTCCTATGGCAAAGACGGAACCTCCATTAACAATTCCTACCGTAGAAGCGAGGATTGTATCGTTAAAAGTTGATCCACCATTGACAATTCCAATAGTTGACGTGATAATGGCATGAGGTGCCACACCCAACGTAACGCCCGTTCCAGTAACCACATTAATCGTGCTAGCCAAAACCCCCCAAGAACTTGTTATTACACCGAATGTAGATGGGCCCAGAGAGAAACTACCAACTATCCCAATAGTCGAATTTCCCACTTGAAAGACAGATCCACCATTCACGACTCCAAACGTAGACTGACCTAAGGAAAACGTACCTACAACCCCAATGGTTGAGTTTGAAACTGTCGTAGGAATAGTGCCAGAAATACCTACTGTTGAAGCCAAAACAGTCGTATTCAAGATCACGCCTGTCCCCGTGACAACATTGATAGTGCTGGCAAGCACACCGAAAGAACTCTGAACAACTCCGAAAGTAGACTGAAAGACCCCTACTGTCCCAGAAATAGGAACTGTCCCAAGAACATTAACTGCCGTTGTACTATTCCCGATAACCCAGGGAGTGGTTCCTTGGTTTGCCGTCACAGTTCCTGTTACACCGACCGTTGATGCAATTACTGTGGTTGTCGTAGGATTTATTACATAAATGGAATTAGTTGCTGAACTAGTTGCTAAATGAACAGCAAGTCCTGTTACCGGATCAACAGGCGCTACCCCTCCCGTCACATTCGGATCAGCAATCGTAATCGCTTGTCTAAAGTTTGTGTTTGCAGGAATAAAACCGTCAACAGCTAAAAAAGTCCCAGAAGAAACAGTTAAAGATGAATTGGCTCCCCATCCTAACGATGGAAAAGCAAGAATGGCAAAAGCCAGAAGCTTTTTCATGGACATGTTACCCCCAGTAAAATCCCTAATGGAATACCCGTGGTGCAAGGTCTAAAAAAAGGAGGAGAAGATACGATAGGGCATGTTTCCGTAATGGCTACCAAAATACCGTAAGGCATACCATTCAAACAAGAAATAAATGGACTACCACCTCCGCCACTTCCATTCGGAGGAGTTTGGATAATATAAGACTTCTCAGAATTCAAGCCAAAGCCAATCGTAGAAGCTATCTCCAATTCAGATGGAATATAGCCATTTAAAGTCTGCACCATCAAAACGAAAAGGACGATCTTATTGAGCCAACGCATAGTAAATTTCTCCGCTTACCTGTACGCCTACACTTGAATTAATAATAAATGCAGTATTAGGAGCTGTTATAAACCAAGGTTCGCCTGTTGCATCAAATGTAATCCCTTCGTTCGCCGCAAAAGGAACGGCTGCTGGACTTGGTAAATTATCTTTGAATGTTAAATTTGTCGCTCCTGCTACCAAAAACCAAATCCGATGCACTACAATTCGATTGCCATTGGTATCCGCTGCAATGACTGTTTGATCACCACTTGTGGAAAAATTTATTGCTATACGATTCAATATAGGAAGTCGAGGATAGAGACTAACAGCTCCCATTAAAGAAGTCCTAATAGTTGCCGCAACCATAACACCCGAACGATCATTTTAACACCCTGATTGATTTGCGTTTGCGTCAAACTATTAAAGTTAGGATAAGCAGCAATGATAGCCGCTGTCGTTGTCGATAATTCCGTTTCATAAGAATTGATCTGGCCCGTAAGCGTTGTCAAAGAGGCAGGATTATTGGAGTAGAAATTAACTAGGCTAGTCGTCGATATCAGCGTGGTATCGAATACGACATCATTAAAACAGAGAGTCAATTCCGTTCCATTCAGGTTAGAAGTGGGAACTTGATTCAAGCCATTTGCCTGGGCCACGCCATAAGCCAAAGGTCTGGCTTTGGTAATTTGATCGGGAGTAAACTGCGCGACCTGAAGTACAGTACAAGAGTCATCTGACCAAAGAGCAGAAGCTAACAGCAAAAGAGGGATTACCTTACTGAAGCGCATAATGATTGGCTCCTAACAAGTCGTCGATAAAATACTGAATGACCGTTATGGTATAGTTTCGGTTGGCTCCATCTGTTGCTAATAAGATTCCGCCTCCAATCCCTTGTCCACTTAACCAACTTTCGAAGACAACAGAACGTCCTCCTTCGTTGTGAGGAAGAAGCGCAATATATCCAGCCCCAGGCTTATCAGCCACAATCATATCACTAGCATTGGAAGAACCTGCGAATCCAAAATTGACGCTTACTTGCATGTTATCAGGAAGTCCAGAATTCAATGCAGAACTAATCGCCCATGTCCACGTCAGAGTAGCTGCTGTTCCTGTCGTTGAGGAAATAACAACTCCTGGTAGCCGACCGCCGTTATTTCCTCCAATAATCGCATTGAAAGAGACTAAAGACCCCCTCTGAACAAATGACGTTATTTGGGTATCGACATCATTGTTGTTTCCATATGGAAGTAAACCAAGATGCGCCCATTTATTAAACCCATAGGTCGTATTGAGATAGGACACCCCTGCGGAAGTCGCGGGAGAAACAGTATCAATAATGCAACTGAAATCGGTGCTAGTTTGTGAAGATTCCACAGCATAATATTGGTACCAGGTATTGGTTGTCAAGACATACCCTGGCGTTAAGCCAGACTGAGGAACAAGACCCCAATTTCCTGTTTGATTAATATTACAAACACGAGTACTTCCGAAAATGGCCGGAACGGATGTCTCAGCTCGCGTGGTTCCATCCCGAAAGGTTATACTAGACGTATTAGTCGTCATGGTGTTTGTATCAAGAAGCACACTAATAGTGCTATAGAAAATGAGGTTTGGGAGGGCAACAGGAGCCGAAGTTCCTCCGCTTCCTGTACCACAAGCACTTCCCGTCCCTGTTAAAAGACCTCCAGTTCCAGTCTGAACGCATTGACCAGAAGTAAGCCCAGAAACTGCCAAAGCCGTGAAGGTCGAAGGTTTAGCACTTGTCCAACTGGCTTGACCTGTCCAAGTAGGAGAGGAGTCAATTAAGTCATACCATTGAGGAGAACTTCCTGATCCTTGAGAACTAAGGAGATTTCCGCTGACACCTACCGAATTATTGGTTTCGAAATCGCCTCCGCCTAAAATAAATCCATGAGTATGCCCTGCGGCATAAAGACCTACAGCGGTTCCATTGGTGTCGTTGTCAATAAAATAGCCACCATAGGTTGATCCTCCTACAACTTCATTGGCCGTCCCATAAACACCATATCCCGTTGTTCCCGCAGACTCAGATAAACCATGACCATAGATTGCATAGTTACTGGCTGATGATCCTGACGCCTCTCCTGCCGTCCCGTAGACTCCGTAATTATTGTTATTTGACCTAGCGGCGTAGAAGAACCCTCCGTAAGTGGAACCCGTTCCTCCTGTGGTCAACTCATTGACGTCCGAATAAACTCCATAGGCATTCGCTCCCGAAGAACCCGTATCTCCCATAAAAATCATATGGCCTATAGATGCATTAGCCCCAGGATCGCCCAAAGGGCAAGTTGTTCCTTGAAGTGCTGTTACGCCAAGCTCCGTACATTGAGCAATGGCAGGAGAGCCAAATGTATTGACGTAAATATTACTCGTCACAAAGACTAAATTGGAATTCAGGGAATTGGCAGTTCCAGAAGAAGTATAAAAAGTCGCACTTTGTAATAAAGTAGTATTTTGAATGTAATTGGTATCACCCACCGGCAACGGAAGCCCAATATTTTTAGATCCCCATGACGGAACAGTTCCTGAACCACCTGAAGTCAAAACTTGCCCGTTTGTTCCAGCTCCTCCCAGAATCAAAATACCACTTGAAATATTCAGATTCCCAGAAAATGTCGTACTACCACTTACATTATTAAAACCACTCCATACGTTACTTTGTGTCAAAATGGGGCCATTCAACGTCACGGAAGACGAGCTTAACGTCCACTGGGCAGTTGTTCCTCCTCCTACAGACGTAATTATAAACGGAGGAGAAAGGGCATTAATTGCTATGGTTGGACTCGTAATTTGAACGGAATTCTGATTGACCGCTAGAAGAGAAGCTCCGCTAGCTCCTCCACTTCCGGTGTTATACCAACCCAAATGGGCCGCACCATCAGTCCCCATCACTTGCCCATTAGCACCATCTCCTTTAGGCAAAGACCAAAGAGTACTAGCCGAAATAGGAGAAGTGGCCGTAAATCCAGAATAAGCTATGGTCGTATTTTGCGAGGAACCAATTACGGCAAAAGAACCATAAATATGACCCGTTCCACCAGAAATATTAAGATCGGCAGAAGGATAAAAACTGTTCCCGTTAATAAATAGCCCATCCTGAGAAGAAATTGTCATTTCATTTCTATGACCCAAAATTCCTAAATTTTGGATAGAAGAACTATGTGCTATATCACCAGAAACCTCATAGATAGTCCCGCCACCCATCATTGTTAAAGAATTTCCTCCCGAAATTGTTTGAGGTTGTGTAAAAGTATTTGAAAGAGTCGGAACACACATGGACGAGTCAATAATACTGAAATTGTTGCGAATCCCTACATCCCAGTTCTGCTCCCCAAAAGGCTGAAGAACCAGGCCGACACGGGGAGTAGTAGGGTCAGCGGCATGGCAAACCCCCGCTAGAAGGCCCATTAAAGCCCCCAAAATGGCGATTCTACGCATTATTTAGCCCCTTTTGGGGCCTAGGATGATTTGGGCCTTGTTTAGCAAGCTCTTTGGGGATAGAATGAAGTATGAAAAACTTCATTGAAGGTTTTATAGAAGGCTTTATGGCAGTTGGAGCTTTCATGCTCATTCGTTTCATCTTTTAAGGATTTTGATTATTTTTTCCAAGAAGCTTTTTAACTGCTTCCACGGCTAAAGTTCCACCAGTTCCCCATCCTAAACCTTTTTCAAAATAAGGTGCTATTTTCCCAAAAGTAGAAATTGGTTCTTTTGCAGTCGCGAAAGTCGCAGCTGATTTATTGATATCTGGCATTAAACGCATTAACTTTGAATACTGAGCATTTGATTGCAAAAAGTTATCTCTTAAAGAAGGATCATTTGCTTGTTGAGCAATAGTCGATACAACATTATCTCGCGCATTAGCTCCTGCTGCATAAATCTTTCGATAAATTGGTTGTAAAGCTTCAGGCCCATCATAAGTTTTAGGACCTACTTCATGAAGAAAATCATCTAAATTATCAAGTGTCAGTGAGCCACCTTGTTGTTTGGCAATATTGGCTAGACCTTCATAATATTTACCAAATGTTCCAATAGTTCGACCATCCGGTACAATCGAATTTATTTCTTTAGACCATCCTTGATAAAGAGGCCCTAAAGCTGTCTCTGGACTAACAGCTAATGCTCCTGAGCCTGCTGCTTGAGCTATGGCTGATTTTGCTCGTGCTACTGAATTTCCAGAAGTTTTAATAGCATTAGAAAAATTATCGAATGTTTCCGGCGGTGTTTTTCCGATAAGATTTTGTGCATTTAATTGGGTTTCAAGGTCTTTACCAAAAGTAGCAGGATTAACTCCTGCTGGTGTCATACTTTGAAGTGTCGGACGTTTTATTCCAGCACTATTAAGTGTAGGTTCTTCTTCAAATAAAGAACCGATCCCACTTGCAGCACCACCGATTGCTTTTCCTGCCCCATAAATGGAAGTAGCTGTAGTAACAGGATTTCGATACATTGCCCCAATAGGATCAGAAGCAAAATCCTCAATACCTTGTTTTATTCCTTGTGTTCCTTGTTTTGTGAATTTCCCCAATTCAGTATTTTGTATTGGTGTTCCTTGTAGAACTTGCGCAGGAGAAACAGCAACGGCTTCTGGAAGATCAACTGTTCCTTGTTTAATTAAATTAGCCATCCCAACTGCAGATCTTCCAATATCAGGCAAAACATTTTTAGCTAAACCTGAAAGACTGTAATTTTGAGATGGTAAGGGCGTAGATGATCCATCATCAAGATACTGAATCTTTGAAGTGGTAGGAGAAACAGAAGATTGATTGTCTAAATATTGAATTGGCATTAACGAATTACCGCTTTGCGTCCAGCCACGTGAATAATGGTTCCTTGCGGAAGATTAGGATCAACATCTGCTTCAGATTCAAAATATGTATTTGGCGGAATTGCAGGCTGTTGAATATCCCCACCAATTTGATTGGCTGCTGCGTTAAATCCTTGATAATTACGATTCACCGTACTTGTCAAAAATTGGTGCATCGCAGCTACTTTATTCGATGCAACTCGTGGATCGTCTTCTACTTTTGGCGTCATACTTTCGACTTGAGCTAAAAGAGCTTGATTTTGACGACCCATAGGATCAAGAGCCGCCGCAAAATTGCCAATAAAAGCATGACGTGCCTGATTGTAAGTTGAAAGTTCAGGAGATGTAGCTCCTGCGGCTGTTCCCCCATATTTAGTTATTTGACCAACATAAGCTCCTTTCTGAGTAGGTGGAATTTTGTCATAGAGAGAATTAAGTTGATCTAACGCATCAAAACCAGACATTGTGCGATTAATCGATTTTGTAAACTCATCTTGTTGTGCTGCAAGAGCCCTATTTTTTTCGTTCGTTTGGGCAGTAGAAAATTGATTAGCTTCCTGTACTTTTCCCCTCTGAAATCTACTCTCTTCTCCTGCTTGATTTTGTTGGAATTGCCGCCCTTCCTGTCCTGCTTTCAATGCTGGAAGAACGACATTCTGGAAACCCTTCATAGACATCCCGCCAGGGGGTAAAGTCAGAGCAGGGCCACTACTAGGCGCAATAGTATCTGGTGTGCCAGGCGGAAGATTCGCTCCGCCGCCTGCACCGGCTCCTTCTGTACTTCCTAACGCCGTAGCCCCAGGAGTTTGGGGAGGATTGGCAGAACCGGCAATGGCCGGAGACGGAGAAGGAGGAGGCGGTGTACCGCCGCCACTTCCATCACCTCCAGCTCCACCACTACTTACATTGGCACCAAAAGCTTTCGCGGCCCCTCCCAAAACATTGGCTGGAACATAATTCTCCATCGCCGGAGCAATAGTCAAAAGATCTTTAACGGTGTGTTGCGGCCCTAGACCAAATGGGATTTGACTAGGATCGGAATACATCGATCCTAATGGAGTCGAAAGAAGTTTGTATTGTTCAAGTTGTTGGCCGAGTTGCTTGCCTTGCATATAACCGCCAATGATCCCTTGGCCTGCTTCTCCTGCCGATTGAACTGCCCGAAGTGATTTGGACGGTTGAGAAAGAGCATTGGATAATGCTAAAAACAGAGCATCGCTAGCCACTAGTAACCACCTCCGTAATATTGGGAAGCACCACCGCCAGGATAAAGAGACAAACCAGGAGGCATAGACCCACCACCTCCTCCATATCCTAACCCTCCTCCTCCACCACCACCACCACCACTAAACCCACCCATTCCAGCGTAAGTCGCTAAAGGCTTTCCAACAGCCCCTACTCCCATCATGATCTGTTGTAAAAGGTCAGGACGATTCAACGACGCCACTTGTCTCGCTAAAGCTTCATTTTGTGTGAAATCGCGCTGTTGTAGCGCATTGTTGTAAGACGTATTGCCTAGCGAATTACCGAGTCCCGTCGCAAGATTCCCAATATCAAGCCCTTGGGTCGTATTCAATCGCTGTTTCGTATAGTCCGTCGGCCCTCCACTAAAACCTTGTGCCGAAGCGTCGCCTGTCGCTTTAGATAATGCACCACCGTAGTTCTGACCAATCTGATTATAGGTACCTGTTCCAATACCCCCAAAAACAGAGGAAAGATCAGGTGGTAATGCTACTCCGCTAGCTGTAAGTGGCATAAATTCTCCTAAAGTAACGCCGCTCCCATTGCGGCCGTCGGCCCAAGGGCCCCTATTCCTTGAAAAACTTCATCTAGAGTCGATGGTTTATTGAGACTCCCAATCAAACTTGCTAACTGAGACGACCGGCTAAAATTCTGGCTATTCAGCCAATCTTCTGCCGGAATTCCTGCTGTTTCATTTGCTGCGTTGGTTTGAATCCCCGAAAGTCCCTGTTGATATTGCGTATCCAAATCCGTCAAAGGATAGCTACTTACTCCCGACATCAAACGACCCGACGACGCCTGATCGGCCACCGCTTGCTTTCGCTGTTGTTGGTAAGAGTCAGTCAAATTTGCCGTCTGTGATCCTGTACTTTGATTGATCACATCTTGCAGATTTTGCGGATTGTAACCATTAGGTAAAAGTGGCATTCGCTACTCCTTAAGTGAACTGCACATAACGAAGCGTGTTATCCGCTACTGTATAAAGCCGTAGAGCCGTCTTGTCAAAAACAAACTCGCCTTCTGTCACATCTTTATTTAAAACCGGAGGACTATTCTTCGAAAATCGCATTTTCTTCGGTGCAAAGAACCGGAACAAGTCACTCATCGAAGTGAAGGTATTGCCCTCATTCTGAAAGGTTCCTGATTTGTTGGTAGTGGGTTGCGGCAAAACACTCATCGGGCTATTGTCCCCCTTTGCATCGATGGTTTGTAGTACACAATCAAATTATGCACCTGCCAAGGCTTATCCACGTCATTGATTAAAAAACGGACACGCAATTTATCCGTAGTCAGGTTCAAATTTCTAATTTGATACCAAAAGCTAGTCGCTTCATCCGCATCAGCGGTCAAATCAATCAGATGGTCAACCCAAGTTAATCCTTGATCCGTCGATGTGCTTACCGTTAAACTATAGGGCCCCAGTCGTTCCGTTTCTATCAGCATTTCAATAATATTGACCTGAAACCCTTTAAATGTAAAATCACCTGTTTCAAAAATGGAATCCAAAGCCGCCCCATTCTTAGAATATCCTGTATCGAGCTGGTAAATATTTGGGCCGGTGCTGTCGGTGCCGTAGAAATTATCCAGGTATCGCGTAAAAGATAAAATGTTCCAATCTTTCAGTTGCCAAGGACTTTTAAATGTTTTTTTCCCACGAATTAGGATTGTATTATTCGCTGTTGCACTTGCTCCTGCCGCCGAAAGCCAATAGCGATTACGCCAAAAAAAAGAGGCCACATTCTGAAGAACCTGCGTCTGACCGACAGTGCCTGTCACCCAATTTAAGGTAACGCTATTGACAACGGGAGGGTTGTTCCCAGAGGTAAGTCCTGAGATTTCAAACTTGAATTGAACGAAACGATTTGAAACAGGTAAATTGATAGCCCCACCAGGTACAATAAGATTCCAGGCAGCACCAGCCACACCACCACTTGTCGTGGCCCCACGGTAATAGAACGTGATCGTCTGTCCGTTAAGCGCATAATCCGATTCAAAGGCCCCCCACGCAAAGATATTCCCTCCCGTATCATGGATTGCTGATTCATAAAGAGTTCCTACCCAAGCATCAGACAAGATAGGAGTATTTAGACCATCAGATGTAAAGTTTCCTATCCAACGTAAATACCTTCGTGGCGTAGATCCAATCGCTGTACCATTGGTTACCGTTACTGCCGCATCCCAGGTCGTTCCATCTGATGAACTTTGCGTTTGGAATGTCAGTCCTTCGCCATTTAAGACATAATCCGAGAAGAAATTGCCCAGAGAAGCAGGTGTGTCGCCTAAATCGAGAGTACGCGAAATAATCTGACCCGATGTATTAAATGCTGTTTCATAAACTTCAACTTCTGTATAAGTAATAGATGAACCAGAAGGAGTTGCAAAACATGCAAAAAATATTCCTGTAGTAGAAAAAGGAGAAAAATTAAGTGTTATATCTGAAGGCAAAGAAGCCAATGGGATTAACCATCCATTTGCTCCATCAGAAGCACCAATACTTCCAGAAGTAGGTGCATGATTTGTTCCTGTGCTATCACTGATAAGAAGATCAACATTTGTACCATTTGCACTTAATTTCCTAATAATAATTTGAGAAACTTGCCGACTTTTAGAAAAGACAATTTTTATATTAAAATTAGCCGAACCACTGCCTCCTGGAATTGAAGCTACAAATCCAACAGCATTTGTAAGATTTCCATCAGTTGCGAAAGGAAGTGCTCCAATTAAACTTCCTTGTAAAACTTGTTGAGTTACAGATTGATTTAACGCTACATTTGGAGAAGAAACTCCACTTGCTGAATGTGTAAGTTGAATAGGTATTATTGTAGTATCTATATTAGTTTGCGTAGGAGCTGATTGAAAATCTGAGAGAACACTATCTTTAGCTTGTAAAGTTGCTTGATTAGCAATCGCTAAATTCTGCGGAACAGTTCCAGCATTAAAATCCGCTGTTGCTGTCACTTCCCAAAATTGGTTATTTAAATTCGGCTGTTGAAGTTGGTTGAAACCAAAGGCAGTCTGTTCGGCAGTAGATGGATCAATAATGTCAGAAATACGGTCTGTTTCTTCTCCGTCAAAAACATAAATCCCATCGATTCCAATGAAATGAACTAAACTATCTAAAATTTGCAACGATTCATTAAATCGTGTTCCTGTCGAAGCACGGGTTTTGACCCGCGTGTACGTATACTCGTCATATCCTACCAACCGCCAAATCGAATACTGTTTGAAAAAGTGAAGATATCCGCGATAAAGCAAAAGCCCTGTCAAAAAGTCGGCATCGCCTTCCGAGACTTGTAGAAAGTTTTGACTGGGCCATGCTGACGCATTGTCAGGCGTGATGATGTTCGCGCTAGCATCCGTCAACGCCGAAAAAAAACATTCCGAACGGGCCGACGCAATGTGGCCTATCCAAACCCGTTCGTCATGGTAGGCAATATAACGACCACGAGGAACATTTGGAGTACCACCCGTACCGTCTAATACCGTTACTGTCGTTCCGTCAAACGTTCTGACAGCATCGCTTCCATTGGTCAACCAAAGTTTATCGCGAATAACAGCCCCGCGAAGTTGAAATAATGCAGAAAGACCCGTAATAATTGCTGTGAATGTCTGAAAATCTACTGTTGTCCAAACTGTTGCATTGTCAGATACAACAAACGTTTGGGTTCCCGCAGAAGTCTTAAAATAGTTGATGCAAAACGTCCCAGGATTGCCGGATGGAACTGCACCTACTTTGATAAAGCCATTCGCCGTAATCACTGATCCTGGTTTTTCATCTACCCACGTATTAAAAGCGTAAGGGGTTTGACCAGGTTGGAGTTTCGTCGGACTAGGTGCTGTTGCTAAGGTCAACCATTGCTCTAAATCAATCGTCTTAACATCTTCGAGCGAAGAAGTCATTGCACATCATCCACAACCCAAACCGGTTGCGCCGTTCCCGTTTGGGTTTGACTTCCTCCAAAACCACCTTGCCCAAATCCCCCTTGACCAAAACCAAAACCACTAGAACCAGTGAGATTAGGAATTCTTTGCCAGGAAACCTGTAAGCCTATTTGAGATGTATACAGAGGCCGACCCAAAATGCCAATTGTCCAAGTAGGAGTTGCAATACTCATGGATTCCTACTATCGGGCCATGAATTCCAAGCCCAGCGAAACCGCTTCAAATCATCAGCAAACTTATCCAAACGACCCATGAGGGCCTTGCGATGCTGGTCATACCGTTTTAAATTCAAGTCCGCCCTGTCACTGTTGCCTAGCCTATGCTCGCAAATAAAAGCCGCATAGAACGGAAGAGCCATGTGGTACATGCTCTGTAAATCAGGAATATCGGAATCGTTTATTAATGTCGGAGGGATGGCAATATAAGTGATTTGAAGTTGATAACTAGACACACCATTTAACTGTTGAAGTGTATCAGGAACATTGTAGAGCCCTATCGTCTGCTGGTCGAATCGATAGGCAATACGTGGCGTTCCGATGGGATCTTGTTGCCACGAAGGAGAGATTTCGCCCATATCCGCCCGATCCAGAAGCGGAAGTTTGGTTTGATTCCAATATATATCCAGCAATTCAATAAAGTCACTTGGAAGCTGATAGAGTGCCTGATTCGGAGAAGCTGTCGCAAGTTCGGTCTGAATGGGCCACTCCATCTGCGTCCCAAGAAACTGCGTGGCCTGATTCAAATAATCGGTTAACTCAGGATCAGTAAAATTCGAGTTGGTGTTGTCTAGCTCATTAATGTAGCGACGGACAGCTGTCCGAAGCGTCGCTAAAGTTGACATCAGGCATCCGGCAGAACGTTATAAGCCCTACGAATAGCCTGAATAAAATCCTCTACCAGTTGCCGTTTACCGTCTGTGCGTGATTTCTCCTTCACAAACTCCGCTTTATCAAAAGCCAATTTCGACTTTTCTTTGTCATGAGTTTCCAAAATCGTCTTGAATTCATTGCGTTGGGCTTCTAAAGTCGTATTGCCTTTGGCAATCGTATCCAGTCCTTCTCGGATCTGTTTTTCATGCGTCGAGATATAATTCTGATACTCGGTACGCTTTTGGTCAATCTCTCCTTGCAAGATTTCGCTTTGTCTTTTCAAGTTCTCATGTTCGTTCCGTGCATGTTCTACGCGGTTTTCCCATTGTGTTAATTCCGTCTGTAAGGTCTTGGCTGATTTTAATGCTTCTGACATTTGATTCATTTTCGTCTCCTATTTCGGGAAGAAATACCGTCTGTTATGCCCGATTTCCTGCGAATAGTAAAACTGCCTTTTTTCTTGCGGGTGCCACCGCCGGTCTTTGATATCTCGCACATGGGCCGTAGAACCCCTAGGGTCAGAGGGGTTCTCGTGCCCAAACTCAAAAAGCCTGCACCCAATAAACTCAAGACCAGGTGCGCATAAGCGGCACACCCAACGATCCCCCACCAGTCGAAAGGTGGCGGCAGGCTTCTGACACTCTGGACAAATCCCATCATTCATAGTTCAAATCAAAACCCAGGGAGGGGAATTTCACCCCTCCCATGGGCATTTGAATTTAATTTCCCGACAATCCTCTACCCGTCTCGAATTCCACCGTAGCACTATCATTCGCGGATGTACAAGCTGTGTACAAACCGTTATAGAAAATGATCGGAGGATCAAACGTATAGATGGTACTTGCCGAAGTTGAACCAAAGAACAAGCGTGGCCCTAATTGGGATGCAAAGTTCGTATTATTTGCACCTCCAGGTGCCGTAAGAGCCAACGCCACATTCGTGTCATACAACACACAATAATCACCCGACGCTCCAGTTCCTAAATACACGTCATACACCGCACCAGGCATCGTCGAGGTGCTAAGTGAAACCGTGTTGAAGGAAGTAGCCGTGATCGTTGTGATTACCGTTGTATAACCGATGTTCTTTGTTTCTTTCGGTCCGCGAGCATATGTTGCCGCATCCGAACGAGATGCCAAACAGAAGAGCCCGAAAACGACAAGGATGAGACTAAGTGTTTTTTTCATAGTTTCCCCCTTACGAATTCGTTCCCACAATGTAAGCATGATCATTACGAAGTTGCGCCACCCCGTACAGAGCACTTCCTGCATAGGGCTGGCTGAATTTCGTGCGAGCAAACTTTTCCATTGTGAAGTTTTTCTGCATGACAATCCCGATGGCTTCTTTGTGGAACAAGGCATTAAACCGCACCGACGCCGTGTTGTTCACGAGCGGCGTGACGGTCACATCTGTTCCATAAAGCCCCGTGATGCGCCCTCCTTCCACCTGCAAGCCTTTCGTGAAGCCTGTGGTGTTGGCCAGCGAGAACTTATCAACAGCCAAAATATCCGCTTCAGCGACTGGAGCAATCGCCCAGTGCCGATCTTCCTTTGGAATTTTGTTGTCGTCAAGTGTCCGCTGTGCCAGGAGAATCAATCCATCCGAGAACGGCACGTTCTGCGGCGTATTCGAAAATAGCCACGTCGCGCTCTGGAATAGGTTGAGCACATCAACGTCCTGTTGCTGAGAAATGGCCTTGCCGAACGCATCAGCAAATTCCGCTTCCCAGTCCAAGACCGACTGAATACCGGCGATATCCACCAAATCGACATTGACAGCTTTCCAGCTGTTAATAACGATGGTTTTATCGGTCGGCGTTACAACTTGGTTCGTGAAACTCCCATCTGTCGTCGAAATGTTACCGACCGTCAAGACGGGGAAAATCTGGAAGTGGACAGTGTCGCCCATCTTCGTAATACTCCCTTTAACGTTCGGATCGCCTTCGACGCCATTGATGCAGAGCTTCCAAACCTTCGATTCCGCATACCTTGCCTTTAACGCTTTAACACGCCATAGTTTTGGTACGGAACCCGATACGTTTGATAAGCCTGTTTCGTTAGCCATTTGGCTTCCTAATTTTTATTTACCTCACACGTCCTTCTTTGGCCGCCGACATCAGCTCATCCAAAAGTTTCTGATCGGCCCTATGGCCTTGTTTGTCCAAGGCATCCACTGTGGCGTCAAATTCCGCTTTTGACCATACCTTCCCAGAAAGTCCAACACCAGGAGGCTGACCAATCACGGAAGAAGCTCGCGCTCTTGCCTGAGAACGGTTCCCAACTCCACGGTCTTGATTCAGTTTCAACCAAGCCCATTCAGCTACCCATTCAGGATCAAGCGTCTGCCTTCTTTGCACAGGAATACTTTCAATAATGTCGATCAAGTCTTCATCATCTTCAGGAGCGTAGTTCGGCTGCGAACGTATGAATTCGACGGCTGAAACCTGTCTTTGAGCAAGTTCCTGTTGCTGCGCTTCCATCTCTCGCGACATCTGAAAACGATCTAAAAGGCGTTCTTCCATGCCTCCTAAACGTTCTTCCAGAAGTCGCTCTTGCGCCGCTAATGGATCTTGCCAAAAGTCGGCAGGGTTCCGCTCAGTCCCTTTGCGTCCAGGCTGTTGCAGTTGACGAAGCTCCTCAAGCTGTTGGCGAACACCCGCGAGTTCGGATTGATAACCCGCTTCGCGCTGTCGTGCTTCACGCCTCCATGCTCTTAGATCACGTATTTCATCAACTTTTGACCATCCACGCCTTTGACCGCTTTGCGACTGGCCGTCATCGGTAGAACCTTGCGGTTCTCCGGCATCAGACTTGGGCTCAAGATCAGCCCCCAGTTGAGTTCCGCTACCCGCAGCGCCCGTCTGTGATGGCGCTGTTTCAGTTCCGGCGGTTCCCGACGGCATGTCCGTAATTGTCACGTTTGCCGTCGGCGTTAATGTTGCATCAGCCATAAGTACACCTCATCCATTCTCTACGATATCGCCCGTAGGTGCGTTAGTACCTGTTGAACAAAATCGTGACGTCGGCTGTCCCTGTTTTGTTGTAAGTCAAACCGCTCGATACATCCACATCGTAGAAGTTACACGGCACAGCACTGGACGTGCTCACCGTCGCAATAATGTTTGACACCACACCCGATGAATTGTAAATAGCTAAATTCCCAGGAGAGGATGTATTAATGCAAATGCCATGAAACATACATCGTATCGAACTTCCTGATCCGCCACTGGGTTCACAGAGATTTAAAAATGAATCTGCCGTGGCTGTATTGGAAGAAATCCAAGCCGTTGTTTGAAACGCTGCGCCATGCCGACGCAATAGAAGCAAAAACAAAGAAGTCAACAACATCACAATTAAAAATCGCTTTTTCATTTCTCGTCTCCTTTGATCCGCTTCAATAAATCCTCAACTTGCTGTTGCGCTTCGACATTCGCTACAGCATCTTCGCCTTTTTCTTCCATATCCTTCATGGCCCGTTCCACTTGTGTAATGGCTACTTCAAATCCTTCCAGTTGCCCTGCATAATATCGCCACGCACTTTCTTTACCGCTTTTCCCAGATTTCCGCATCGCCTGCACAATCTTTTCGTGTTGAAGAGCCCACAACGCCAACAAAACCGTGTATCCTTGCGAATTCCGAAGCGCCGTCAAATAGTTATATTCCGCCGTCATACCCCAGCCCCCTGTAAATTAGTCCCTGCCTGTTCACTTGATGCTTGCCCTAATCCCCCCGCCTGCTGCCGCATTTGTTCGGCAATCTGCATCCCATTCGCCGCTTGTCCAACGGCCCCTCCTGGTTGTCCAGGTTGACCAGGCCCACCAGGAGCCCCGCCAGGGCCTGGGGAGGCCGCTAGGAGCGACTTTAAGACCATATTGGGGTCTACTTGCACTCCGCGAGCAAACTCTTGAATAAAGGGCATTAGAAGCCCTATGGTTTGAGGCGTGATTTGGGAACGGATGGAAGAAACGACCTGAATGAACTGCAAAAGGTCTTTGTTCCTCTGGGGTCTGAAATCTTTGTCGTTAACAACTTTGACCACGACCTGCGCATCCTGGGCAAAATCTGAAGGAAATACCCGCACCGGCTTATTTGGATCGCCTGTATTGGCCACCCAGAACGGCTGATCCAAGAATGTCCCGTTATTCTCAAGACATTTCGAGATATGTTCCCGCACCAAGGGCTCGGCAATAATTTCCGCCATGACAGAAAGTCTTCTTACAGCTTCTGTCTGCGCAATAGAAGATTCGGTGGCCGTCGCTTCCGTCACGAGTGCTTGAAGGTTGTCCGTCGCTCCCGTCGTCGCGCGGAATTCGTTTTTCATAAGCGTTTCAAGTTGGATGCCGAAATTGACGCCTTCTAGTTGAGGACGTATTGGTTTGAGCCCTTCAGCATCGTCAGTTTCCACAACTCCCCAGGGTTTAATTTTGAGTTGGGAAGTCTTGATATTCGCCATCCGACTGGCAATCCACATATTGAATAATGAGAAGGTAATCGTATCGTGCATCCGTCCACGGTTTGAATTGATTTCAGGTTGTAAAGATTCAGCGACGCGACCGACCCCATAACCATAAGGTTCCAGTTCAAACTCATTGAGGTGGGCGAAGACGAAAGGGCGTCTTTTATAAGGGCTCGGATGCGCTCGTACAATGTGTAAGTCATTGACAACAGACACCACCCATTCCTGGCCGTTGGGTAAGGGATTATCATTCAACGGGCCATAATACGTCACCAAATAAAACACATGAGATACATTCGCCGTCGTCGGGCCACCTGTAAACGAATAGTACCCTGCCGCCGCTAATCGCGCAATCACTTCGGGCGTCATGTTTCCATACTGTTTCGCCGAATCACACACTTCTTCAATGACTTCTTTGTCCCAAACTTCCGGCATCTTCTGGGCTAAGTCCCGAAGCATGTCTTCCGTCACAAAATCAATGGAGGCGTGCCAACCCGAACGCTGAATATCAATGGCAATCGGATCAAACGCTATTTGCAACAAACTGCGGGGAATAAAATCGGTTGCCTCGTAATACGGTTTGTTGGAAACAAATGGTTCTTCGACGGCTACCGTCCCCATGAGTGTGCAGGAACGAAGGCCCTTCAAAAGTTTCTTGTTATAGCCCGTTACGCGCTGCTGCCAATCAAGCACAATCTCCGATTTAAAAAGAGACTCTTCTGTGACGTTCGGATTATGGCTCAAAAGTTGAAAGTTCGGTTGTGCCGACGTCAGAGCACGATGCAGGAAAGTCGCAATTGCTTCTGTTGCACGAGTTGTCTCAGTGACTTGAGGGTTTGCAAAACCGTCCAAAGTACCTGATCGGGGAGGTTTGATGAGTCTCCACATATCAGCGTAAGTGTTGAATCGGTAGAGTTGGGAAACCAACCGTGAGTGCCAGTAGTCGATTTTCTCTTTGATTTCATAATGGGCTTTTCCTTTGAGAGGATAAATCGACGAACCCTCCGGCGGTTCCTCCGTGACATCATCGACTTCCGATCCATCAACCGTCTGCATCAAGCCACCTCAATCGATCATTCAACTCCCGCTCTATTTCTTTGGGGGTTTTATTCAACGCCACGCCAAACCCAGAACCTCTCTCATTAAAAAAAGAAATGACTAAATGCGCATCGGCATCACTCGATTCCATAATGCTTACTCTCACAAATACCCAGCCGCCGTGTCTTCCATCTGCGTTCCAAACTCTTCGTGAGGATTAAAAATACTCGGCACTGTCGTACTCGGATGCCGCCAACTTTCTAACCGTTCCTTGGCAATCTCGGCATACATCTGATCGCGTGAAAAGACATCATCTTTTTTGCGGTTCATAAACAGGTCAAACTGAAGCATCTCGACGAGATAATGCAAAGCGTCAACAGCATCGTCATCGCCCAAGTCATCGGGCTTTTCCATCGTTGTGTCTTTCCATTCGTAAGAAAGAAGTTGCTTTCTCAGTTTCGGACATTTCTCTAAATCAATGACCAACCGGTTTTCTTGAATGAGCTGATTGATCATGGCGCGAGAATGTTTCTTATCTCGTGTGCTGGGCTGAAGAGGACTGATCCCTGCTTGCCTAAAATGCCATAGCACAGTCAGTCCCCGCATCGCCGGATCTTCTTTGGCAGAGTCATGCGAAATGGCCGTGCGCTTCACTTGCTCATTACGCCCCGTCATGTCTTTTATAATTTTCGCCTGCGCCGGAGCCGACAGATTATTACCCAAATACTCACGATAGATATAAAGCTTGCTGTTTTGAGAATAGGCCCAGAGACACGCGGTATTATCCCGCATCCCCCAATCGATCGCACGGTAGCACTCGAAGTTTCCAAGAGGCACACTCACTTTCTTCATATGCTTCGTCCCGTCAAATTCCGAGAAGACGCGACCTACGCTTGATTCGTATTCCGCTAAATATTCCTGCCGCCAAACTTGCTCGGAGGCGCAATCTTTCCGCGATTCTTTGATTTCATCCTTCGACAGGTAAGGATTGTCAAAACACGTCGCATGAGAAATAAACCATTCTTTATCACCCAGTGAAATTCGTCTCTTGGCTTCGTCTTCTAAATCTTTGAACCAGTTGAACCCCGCAGGCGTCGAGATAAAAAGAGCGGGGCCTTGCTTCGGCATCAAAGCCGGTCTCAGAACTTCCGACCACACGCCGCGTTTATGATAGGCCGCTTCTTCGAGCGTCATACCATCAGGTTCAGGGCCGCGCAGAGAATTGGGATCGTCAGAACCCATCAGAAAAAGCTGGCTACCATTTTTAAGCGTGATCGTTAAATCCACGTCATTGGGCTTTTTACCAAAAGCCGCCTGGGGAATGATGCGCTTGAATTTCTCCCAGGAAATCAACTTTGCTTGTTTGTATGTCGGCGCAATGTGCCACCACACGGAATTGGGCGGCCCAAGGCCTTTCAGAGCGCGTCTTTCAGCGTAGGTAGTCTTTCCGGTTTTTCGTCCCCATCGCAAGATTTTAAAACGCGCCGTCGATAAATCCGCTTCCGCCTGTTTCGGCGTCGGCATAAAATCTGTCTTAAAGACAAGACGCTTCGAGTCGCGTTCAGGAAGAAGGTTCATCAATACCCACGAAGAGCTTTGTGCAGAGGATCGTGATGGGTGCGCTTCGCTTGATATTCTTTATTGCCCTTTTTCGCTTCGCCCTTCTCAGAATACATGATCGCCACCGCTTGTTTGGGGTTCGTCACCTTCGGGCCGGATTTGGAACCGGAATGCAATTCCCCTTTGGAAAACTTCGGCATTACTTCGTTATACGGCACGGCTACATCTTCTCCGGCAATTCTTGATAGCCATTTTCGGGAAATTCTCGGTCTTTGGAAATACTCTCAGGCGTTTCGTCCTGATATTCAAATTCCGACTTTCCCGTCCAATTCGATCCTTTGTCGTTGCCGTGTTCTTTCCAAGTCGTGAAGCCAAACTCCGGTTCTCCGGCGTATTCCCAATCGGGATCGCGTCCGTCTTTACCGCTCTGATATTTCGGGCCACTCATCACAATCCTCCTTGCGGGGCCATTCCAGGCTGTGTCTGGGCCGGAACACCCGCTCCCATCGGCGGTTGAGACTGCTGTTGTAGTCCGCCGCCGTATTTCATTTTGAGTTTCAGCATCTTCATCGCGTGGCTCGCCTGCTCTTTCAACATCTCACCCGCCGCCTGATGTTGTGAAAGAGCCTCTAAAAGAGCGTCTTCAGGCCGGCCTCGCGGCATCATCGACTGCTGCATACGCATTGCCTGCTGCATCTGTAGCGAAGGCGGGATCATACGCGGTGTCCGTGAGGCTTTGAGAACCTCGGACGAAACGTGCTCGCTAAAGCATTCTCGCCAAAACGGTTCGGAGGACTCCCCACCGCATTCTCTCCGTCTCTGCGGTTCTCATGCCCTCGCACGGCGTTCTGTCCGCGTCGGGTATTTTGATGACCAGGCAACGCATTGTCCCCGTCTCGGGTGTTCTGGTGCCCTGGAACGGCATTGGCCGACGGCGCGCTATGCCTATTTCTGCCGTAGCTGTACACCCCACGCCCCGCGCCAGTGCGTTCCCGCTTGCCGAATTCACCCGCCGGAGAATAGTGCACCCCACTCGGGTGCACTCGCGAACTCGGACGGTACTCGTGATTGTCGCTCGGCAATAACGGTATCCGCGCCGCCAAGGCCGCGTGCAAAGGATCGTCATCCCCAGACATATGCGTAAAGCTCATGTTCGTCTTGACTTTGATCCGCTTCGGATCTCGGTTCTGCGGATCTTCCGGCACAGCGTGTTTGTTGCTCGGCCCCTGTGAATCATTGAACGGCGTCACAGCTGTCATTCGGCTCGCCATTAGTCTTGCCCTCCACTTTCAAACACAATTTCCGTTTTCTCGAACTGGTGATGCACCCGCTCAATCTTCGGAATCAATCGCGCCCCTAGTTCCACCCATCCCTGCACTTGCTCTCGCGACGGCTTGAAATCCACTTCGTGAAATACCCAATTCGCAGGCGCATAACACACCGGACACGGCACCGCTAAGCCCATATCGTCCGTCCTGAACGTTTCGACTTCATACGGCGTCATCATCTGCTTGTGCCCACAAGCTTTACACTCCACGTCATACCAGTCCTTCTTCCCCTCCGCCACCCACTTGCCAAACTGATACCACCACTCCACCGTCAGGCCGTTCTTGACGGAGAACTCCTGCATCTTCGAGTTGATGTAGCTCTTGAACTTGGCACTCTTCAAGAACCTCGTTCCCCACTCCTCGTCTTTGCCGATGCTTAACGCCGCCGCCGTCACGTTCTTCATTTTTTGCAGG